AGAGCTTTAATCCAGCTTACATTACCAAAAGCCTTTTCAATAACTTGCCAAGCTAAGTAAAATAAAATTACCGCACCGCCCAGAAAGCTCAGAAAATTTTCTGTTTGTAAAAATGTTGCCAATTAACTCACCTCCACGTACATAAAAGAAGTGGAGTTTTATGGAAGTCAATCTATTTTTTTGGGGCTTTTAGAATATCATTGTGAAACTTAGATTTCACCAAAAATTTATCTTGAAAAAGGTCAGAAACCTTTTTGACATTATCAATTTCCCAATAAGGAATACGATAAAGAGGAATATTATGTGCAAGACAATAGGAATTTTTACGACGATCGTGTTCTTGCTGCTTCAAAAGCGCAGCGCGTCCTCGGATAGGTTTCCAATGATACTCTCCATCTACCTCTAAGAGTACACGGCGCCCAAGGATGTAAAAATCGAAACGATAACGACCCTTCTGTAAATCCTCAAAGGTCTTTTCACGTTCAAACCTTAAAGATCCTGCGCGCAATATTCGTACAATTTTATCTTCATAAGAACTCATTTAACTTCTCGGCCTAAAATTACTATCAAAATAAATTATCATAATAGTAATTACTAAAGTGGTAATGCAGCCCAAGAAAAAAGAAGTTATATCAATCATTTTGCAAACACCTTCTCCCAAGTACAATCTCGCATTGTCAAATCATCTCTAAATCCAAGCATTTTTGCATGGCGCAGACCACCAGTTTCTTGAATTTCCATGCAAGTGACTTCAATAACTCGTCCTTTATATTCTTCTGGATTGGCTTTAATTTCTTCAGTTAGATTACTTAAATAACCAATCGGAACAACTTTGTCCTCTTTAACTAATCCAATTTCCAAACTACCTGCCCAATCATTAAAGAAGGGTTTTGTAACGGGTTCAATCGGCGCGCCGTTATAATAATCCATATATTTTTCGCCTTTTATTTTTTCACCACTAATCATATTAACCCAATAAGGCCAAGTTTCAATTTCCTTACCTTCATATTTTTTAGTAGGAGATAAATAATGTCCTGTAAAAAAGCAATCAATTGTTTCGTTAATTTCCTTCTTAACCTTAATAGTCATGCGGGCGGGAGTGCGTTTAAAATAAATCGGACAATCTTTTTTATAAAGAACGATGCCTTCTCTACCGCTATCTAAATATTCTTCCAACTTTTCCCAAAGTTGCTTTCCCCAATAATAAGCTGCCCAATCTACATACTCACAAACATCTTTAAATTGTTCTTGTAGTATTTCGAGAGCGGCGACCCTTTCAGCCATTCCAAGATTGATATAATTGCCGCCCTTATAGGCTGCAACATCAAAAATATAGAAATGAAGTTTCTGGCCAGCGTTCTGGCGTTGTATACATTTATCTTTTAAACAACCTAAAAGTGAAGTAATTTTTCTACTACCTTCATTTCCAGGCAAATAGGCTTCACAGAAAAAAACAGTTCCATTCGGAAGAGCATCCATAAAAGGCTGGAGCTGAGGAACCCATTCAAGTTTATTAATCGGATTTCCGTTTACATCTTTATTACGAGCGATCATAAAACAATTACCATCTTCATCTTTAACAAGACGCTGATAGTAGCCATCTACCTTGAGGGCGCCGCAATAATCACCACTAAAAATAAAGTTACGAATTTCTGCCTTTGAATCTTTCTTATAACCAGAAGGATATGACCAATATTTCATAGCCTCCGCATTGAGCCAATCTATACTTCCAACACAACCTACCATTTTCTCTTCCATCCTCTCTGTTTTAAAAATTTCTTTGCTTTATCTTGAAGTTCTTTTAAATTTCCATTATTCTCAATTTCATAATCATAAGCAAATTTAAATACATCTGCATCAGCATGATTTGATTGCTCCTCATTTTCAACACTTTCGCGCCGAATGAGTATAGATTCTGCACCATTCCTATCTACAAACTTCCTAATTTCTTCAGGTTCTCTACAATGGATGAAAAAGAAACAATCTTTTGTAGGAATATCAAACTGCTGAAAGCTAAATTCCCAAATCTTTTTTTCTTCCATTATTTTTTTATAAGGAACATCGCCCCAATGGGTTAATAAATCTTTAAGATCACTAAGAAACTTACGGTTTTGAGGAGTTTTAGTTCCATCCCAACCACACTCAATTGCTAACTGTTTAACAAAATCAACGGTTGAAACCTCTTTTCCCCAAGCACCAAGTTCATCTAAACAAAAATTAACAAAAGTCGACTTTCCTGATCGTGGCATACCATTAATTACAAAAATCTTCATTATTACCTCACACTTACACTTACAGCTAATTTATCAACAGTTTCGTTCCAAAAATCTCCGTTATGTCCTTTTACTTTAATCCATTTAAAACGAGGGTCATCAAAAAATGGAATTAGTTGACGCCAGAGTTCAATATTCTTAACTGGTTCTTTCGATGTTGTTTTCCAACCATTTTGTAACCATTTTTTATACCACTTCTCATTAGCACAGTTAATACAATAAGCTGAGTCTGAATAGACTTCAACGGTGTCAACTAATTCAAGTAAAGGCAAAACAGCTTGACAACCACGAATAATCGCAAGAAGTTCGCAAATATTATTTGTGGCAGGTTGTACTCTTTCAGCGGCAGAGCCAGTTTGAGTCCCATTTTTTAATAAGATATAAGCCCAACCTCCAGTTGCATTATCAGAACCATTTTTTGAAGTTGCGCCATCAGTATAGAGTTGATAACTCACTTTTGATAATACTCCTTCCAAATTTCTTCAAAGATTTTTAATTCAACATTAAAATCTTTCGCCTCAAATGTTGCGAGTGTTTCAATATTAGTATTAGGAAAATGCTCTTTTCTACAAAAACGAAGTTTTGATTTTTTAAAAATAACTTCTTTTATAGTATAATTATTAAATAAAATTTTTAAAAAATCAAAATATTTACAATTAATATAAATTTTTTGATTTTCAAAACTAGCAACCATAAAAGCGATTTTTAAAAAGATTTTATCAATATAAGATTCTTTGTTAAAAGAGTTAAAATAAATTCCTTTATTGTTTATAGCATCAATTGCAAGATTTGTGTAAGTGGCTCGTATAATATTATCATATAAATTATATTTATCCATATATATAATAATCCTCCTATTTTCTATTATTATTATAACAAAAAATAGGAGGAAAATCAAATTTTATTTATTATACTAAAGCGATAAAATGTCCTATTGCAAAATTAGCGTCTGATGGAAAAACAAAAATTTGAAAAGTGCCTTCATCAGTTAATTGATATACAACCGAAGAAGAAGTTAAATATAACCCCTCAGCATCACCTAAATTTGGTTCTTCTGTTGTTCCTGGAAAAGTCACCATATAAGTAATAAGTGGTTGGTATCCAATCACTTTTCCTAAGATTTCTCCTTGCTCAACATCCTGTGACTGTTTTAAAAATATTGGGGTAGAGGTTAAATTTGCAGTTTCTTCATAAACATAACAACTGTCTATAGGAAACCAACTGTCAGTACTAGGATCAAAAAGATAAACAGTACTTACTCCATCAACTTCTAGTGGAGTTAATTCTTCTAAATCTATAACAACTGTTCCATTGCCAGTAGAAGCTCCGCCAGAACCATTAGAATGGATTTCTTCCCACAATTCTCCACTATATCCAGTTGAATGCCGAGCATATTTTGTCCCATCAACAATCTCGGCAATATCTCCCATTTGACAATTATAGTTTGCTTCTAAAGAAGCTAAATCATCACTACTATCAATTAAAAAATGTTGATGGTAGATATTAAATCTATTATTTTCTTTTAATAATTGAATTGCCACTATACAATCCCTCCATCTATTACAACTGTAATTTCATCTCCATTGGTTACTTCTATAAAACAGCCTCCATTAGCACTTTCTGTAATATTTGAACCACTTTGCCCTGATATTTCTTCTATTGTTCCAGTTTGTCTTAATTTTAAAAATAAATTATATTTATTTTCCTTTGTTATAGGAATATAAATTGTAGCTGAGCTATAGTCAATTAATGTTGGCACAGAACAAACTTCATTATTAACTATTTGAATTCCACCTTCTACCAATAATTTGCCACTTGTTGCATCTACAGTAACTGAACCCATAGTTGGTGCGACATTTACATTAGCATAAGCATAATTAGTTACGTTTTTAACACCATTAGAAGTTATATCTAAAACACCAGTAGGTAAGCTAGAAGAACTTTCCCCACTACCAGTAATAACTTCTACCCAAATTAAATCAGATCCCATTCTATAACTCTTCCCACTAGCTACAACTTCAACTTCAGTTCCAAAAACCTTATCTCCAGCGGGAATATCATTCTTTTCATCTTCAGTATCAACTATATACTTAACAATTCTTTCATTTGCTTCCCCATTAACTCCTAAAAGTTTAATAGCCATTACTTCCCTCCTATCAATAAAAATTCCAACTTTTTTACTAATAAAAAGTAATGTTTTGACCTGTTTCCTCTACAACTTTAAAAGTGAAAATTGATTTTTATAAAAATTTATGATATAATATATATAGAATAATGGAAAGGAGTATTTAAAATGAGTAATGAGTTTAAAGATTGGTTAGATGAACTTAAAAATGCGCCAGATGGTTCAGTTGATCATAATCGTTGGCTTTGTTATAAATATCCATGGCTTATTCCTCATAATCGCTGGACTGATGAAGAAGATCCTGAGTATGACTATAATTATACCGAATTAGATTCTATGCCCGATGGTTGGAGAAGAACCTTTGGAGAACAGATGTGCGAAGAAATCCAGGAACTTCTTAAAGAAGCCGATTGGGTTGATAAATATAGAATTTTACAAATTAAAGAAAAGTTTGGAAGTCTTCGTTGGTATGATAGTTCTGTTCCAGAGTCTATTAGAGAAAGGCTTGATAAAGTAATTCAAAAATATGAAGAAATCAGCGCCCGAACCTGCTTTATCTGCGGCGCGCCAGCAACAAAGATCTCAATGAGTTGGATTTGTCCTTGGTGTGATAAGTGCGCGGCAGAGCAAGAATATGAGGCTTTTGAGCCAATAGAAAAATATTTTAAAGACCAAGAAACTCCTTACGCTGATGGCGCGACCTTTCGGTGGGTTTCTATCGAACCTTTCGGTCATTAAAATTTGAAAGTTTTTAAAATTTTGTCTATGCTATAAGAGATAGACAAAAGGAGTTGAATTGATGGAATACAATGCGAATGACATTAAGACTCTTGATTTTAGGACAGCAATCCGTTCTCGTATTGCAATGTATATGGGAAGTGCTGATAATCAAGGTGTTTTACAATGTGTCAGAGAAATTATTACAAATTCAATAGATGAAGCGACAATGGGTTTTGGTAACAAAATCTACATTGACCTTTATGAAGGAAATCGGATCGCTATTGCCGATGAAGGCCGCGGCTGCCCCTTCGGAATTAGAGAAGATGGGACAGAGGCACTTGAGGCCATTTATACGATGGCACACTCCGGCGCCAAGTTCGATGATAAGATCTTTCAAAATGTCGCGGGCATGAATGGTATTGGTGCAAAAGGCGTCGCTCTTTCTTCAGATAAGTTTGAAGTTTGGAGTTTTCGTGACCATCAGTGTGGTTATCTGCGGTTGAACAAGGGTGTTAAAGAGAGTTTTACTGTTTCTCCAGTAAAAGAAAATAAAACTGGTACAGCGGTTGAATTTATCCCCTCTCAAGAAGTTTATAATTTGGAAAAAATTTCAATTGACTTTGAAGAAATCAAAAAAATGTGCCAAGATTGGTCTTATCTTTCAAAAGGGGTCGCCTTTATTCTTCATAATCATATTACCAATGAAAAGGTCACTTACCTTTCTAAAAATGGATTGATCGACTTCATGAAAGAACAGGGCGGTCGACCACTTCATCGAACTCCTCTTAAAATTGAGGTTAAAGAAGATGGGGTTGAGGCTGAAATTGTTATGGAGTGGACAGATAGTCGCACTGAAACTTGGCATGTTTTCACAAATGGACTTGAAAATGTTGAAGGCGGCACTTCTCTCACCGGTATTAAAACCGCTTTAACCAACTTTTTTAAGAAAAAATTAAAAGGTGAAGCAAGTCCAGAGATTTTGAGAAAGGGTTTGTTTTATGCTGTAAGTTGTAAAGTTCCAAATCCTTCTTTTGCCAATCAAACAAAAACAAAAGTTAATAATCCAGAGTTACGAGGGCTTTGTCAGCGCGCGACTGGTCAAATGTTGGAAGAGTTTGAGCGCCGGCACAAAGATGAGTTTGAGAGAGTTTTGGAATTATTAACAAAAGAAATGAAGGCCGAAGCCGCTGCGGAGAGAGCACGAAAGCAAGTTTTAGAAGCAACAAAGGATATTGAGAAAAATCAGAAGAAGAAGGTTTTTGCAAGTGATAAGTTGAAAGATGCGGAGTTTCTTGGACAAGGATCGACTCTTTTGCTTGTTGAGGGACTTAGCGCCGCTTCGTCGATCGCTATGGCGCGCGATGAAAAGAAATATGGTATTCTGGCTCTTCGTGGTAAAATGATTAATGCTTTTTCTAATGAAGAAGAAAAATTTTATCAGAATGAGGAAGTTAAGTTACTTTTGAGCGCGATGAATATTATGCCAGGAAAGTATGACGGAAAAAAGCTTCGTTATGGACGAATTGGTATTCTAACTGATGCTGATGCTGATGGATATGCGATCGGACTTCTGATAATGTGCGCGCTTTACAAAGTTGCTCCAAAATTTATTGAAGAAGGACGACTTTGTTGGGTGAGATCGCCCCTTTATATTGTAAAAAATAAAGGAAAAGAGGAATATTATTTTACCGATGAAGAATTTAATAAAGCAAAAGGTAAAATAAAAGGCGAAGTTCAAAGAAACAAAGGTCTTGGCGCCCTCAGCGCAGAACAGGCTAGAGTTAGTATGTTTACTGATGAACATCAGAGAATTGATGTGTTGAGCGAAGATGATGAAAGTTTTGGGTTGTTGATGAGACTGATGGGTAAGGATTCAGCGCCAAAGCATGATTTTATTTGGGCAAATATTGATTTTTCGGAGATAAAGGAGTAAGAAGATGGATAAAATTACAAAAGATTGGCTTGAGGAATTTAAAAACTCACATCCACAACTTATTTTAAATGATGAAGTAAGTGAATCTTATGGGTATTATAAAGGCTTTCATGATGCAGTTAGACAAATGATGCAAACTTTTACTAAATTACTTGATTTGGGGGTATTAAATGGAACAGAAACTCACCCCTATAATTAAAGATTCATTCATTCAGTTTGCGGGCGCTGTTCTTCAGAGCCGCGCGCTTCCTGATGTTCGTGATTGCATGAAGCCTTCCGCTCGTCAAATCTTTTATTGTCTTTATACTGATAAGTTTATCCATTCAAAACCATTTCAAAAGACTCTAAAAGCAATTGGATCTGCTTTCCGTATGTATATCCATGGCGACTCCAGCGCCGAGGGTGTAATAATGAGGGCGGCACAGCCTTTCGCTATGCGTTATCCTCTTATAGAAGTTGAAGGTTCTTATGGTACGCTGTTAGCGGCCGGCAGTTGGGCAGCTCCTCGTTATACTTCTTCTCGTCTTACAAAACTTTCAGAATATTTGTTTGCTGATATTGATAAGGATACGATAGATGAGTGGCGCGATAACTATGACAATACAGAACAATATCCAATGGTACTTCCATCAAAAGGATTTTTCAATCTTGTTAATGGTTCTTATGGCATAGGCGTTGGCGCTTCCTCAAGTATTCCTCAATATAATTTGAAGGAGTTGAACGAGGCTCTTTGTAAGTTGCTTTCAAATCCAGAAGTTGAGTTTGAAGAGATTTACTGCGCGCCAGACTTTGCGACTGGTGCAATCCTTCTTAACGCAGAGGAAGTTAAAGAAAGTCATCGAAATGGTCATGGTTTTGCTTGTAAATTGCGTAGCAAAGTCGACTATGATTCAAAAGAGCGTTGTTTCATAGTTTCTGAAATTCCTTATATGGTTTATACTGAAACGATTTGTAAGGAACTTGAAGAAATTATTGAAGGTGATAAGAACCCAGGCATTGATAGATTTAATGACTTAACAGGTGAAAAGCCTAACATTAAAATCTATCTCGCGCGCAACGCTAATCCGGATCGCGTTCTCAAAGAACTCTACAAAAATACTTCTCTCCAATCTTATTATTCTGTGAACTTCACAATGTTGGAGAATGGTAGGTTTCCAAGAGTTTTCGGTTGGAAAGAACTTCTACAAGCCCACATTGACCATGAAAAAGCAGTTTATAGGCGTGGTTTTGAGTTTGACCTAAAGAAAATTCAAAATCGACTTCACATCATTGAAGGACTTTTAAAAGCCTATGATATGATTGATGAAGTTATTCAGACGATCAAGACTGCGGCGGATACAAAAAGTGCGAATATTGCTCTTCAAAAACTTTTGGGTATTGATGAAACCCAAGCCAAAGCAATTTTGGACTTAAAACTTTCTAAACTGTCTAAACT